CCACTGTACTACCAAGGAATCGGTTACGATCCGAGTTGTGCGACCTCGAAGAGTATAGGCATTGCCATAGCCTTTCTCAATGAGGTCTTTATACTCAGTCGTACCATATTCGCTAAAATACCAGCGAATAGATCCCTTGGGTCGGAGCCTCGGGGTATCTAACCCCGGACTGCCATTCCAGAGACGTGCCAGTAATACGGCATCGACCTCTGAGTGTTGTCTAACGCCTACTCGGGCGAGCTGTCGGTAAAGGTATCCTTCGATACCGTACCGAGCTCTTCGAGGTGTGGCTTCGTCAAAGTTACTGACGAGGCCGGCGTCACCGGCTGTTCTCGGAACCCTGAACCGAAGTGGTTCCGGTATCCTGAGAACAAGAGCTGTCCAACAGTCCAGGAAGCGAAGATCACAACTACGATTAAAACCGTAGCGATGAGCCAGCAACCTGATACCGTTAGCCAGTTTATAAACGGTTTCGATTTCACTCAACTTCTCCTTAAGGAAAAGCGGCTTGCAGTCCAAACCCGAAAAGAAGTAGCTTCCACAAGATTCGCGGTAGTAGCCTGTCGAACAGCTTTTTGACAGGTTCACTTTGAATCCTAGGAAATTGCTAAACTCGGAGAAGAGGCTAAACGCTGACATCGGCAATATAACATCATCGCCGAAAACGCTAATCTCACCTTCAGCACCGACGAAGTCTTTACAGACCCAGGCGGCGCAGAAAAAGATTAACGACTCTAACTCGAACGTAAACCCGTTGCCCATGGAAGAAAATTTCTCCCATTTGACAACCTGGCCGTTCGGCAGCGTTCCGACCTTGGATCGACATGAATCCAATAGCTGATACCACCGTGCAGGGAGTAATTCCCGCACGACTTCTCGGCTAATTGAATCTGAAGCGCTAGAGAAATCAACCGTTGCGATTTGCTTACTCTCATCACCCGATAAAGAGTGACGAGACGCTAAGTAAGCTAACCGCCGGTTGGTTTCCTGCGTATTCAAGTCGATACCAAACCGACGAAGTCGTCGACGGATCATTGAGCCGATCGCTTTTTGAAACCAGAGATTAATCCCTGGCTCAATAGCGATAACTCGATCTGTCTTCGAATTCTTCGGTACAGTGACGATAGCGTTCCCTGACTGCATGACAAAATAGTTCTCTCCGTGAAGACGGGATAAGCTATCATGCCAGGCAGGGTAGGCAACCCGAAACAAGCCACGAGGCTCATCGAAGGTTTGACCTACAAGGGCGTACAAGTCGCGCGTAATTCCACGTTCTTCGTGGAACTTATTGATGGCTGAAACGTGTTCCCCTTTCACAAGGGTACTAACGCCAGGCCCCCAATTAGCATCATCAACAAACTCATCCGCCGAGAAATCACCAAGCACGATTTCAATTTTCCGCTTGATTGCATTCAGCAACCAAACGTTGGACCCGTTGTTCAGCGGGTCCAAATGAGGATCGAGAAATCGGCGATTTGTCGAACGACAGAGCTCCTCAAACTTGAGGAACTTCTCGTAAGCCACAACATCTTTCTTAAACGAGGTCTTCAGAAACCTCGCTTTTGACAAGAATGACGTTGCTACGAAGTCGTTCCTGAAGGTGTGCGGGTTACCGTCATACCAGTCAGGATCGATATCTAGGGCAGTCAATTGGTCGTGCTCCCCCGTTTTATAGAGGAGCCAAACCGTTAGACTGCGCGGGGTATCGATAGCAGATAAGAAGTTGAAGATAGCCTCGCTAGTCGTCTGCGAGGGCGCGCGGTACTTCCGAGCTTCTAACAGGAGCTCAGAACTACGCCTCCTAAAGGTAGACATAGTGTTTCCTTTTCTGTTTGGTCGCTAACCGCGAAGGTTAGTAGACGGATTCGAACGTATTGATTGCCGGCGGCACAACTGCAGGGTTCGCGAAGAGATTCTTCACGTACGCCAGCAGGTCTGCACGCTGAGCAGCAGTCGAACGCTCGGGCAGAACGAACTCACCAGTAAAGATGAGATCGTAGGCCTTCGTCGGCGCCGGCTGGATGCCGGTAGCC